CCCCTACTCAGTACGTCCCCCAATCCCAACCGGCGGAATCGGCGGGGAATCCCTGGGAATCGGCGTTCAACAAGGTGGTGAACCTGCTGAGCGCACCAGTCCAATCCCCGTTCCAGGGTCAACAATCGCAAGTACCGACAGCGTATACCCCGGCCAATTACGGACAACCCAGCAACCCGTTTACGCAACAATCGGCTCCGCTGACCTGGTCTCCCAGCCAGGAATCCTCGCGCAGCTCTTCCCAAATTTATTCGACGCTCTCGTCGGCTCTCAACAGCCAGGCTCCAAGCCAGGAAGTGAACGAGGCCGTAGCGGATTATTACAATCTGAGCAACGAGACTCGTCAGGTGCTGGACGCGTTCGGGATGGAGGCTCCGGCAATCCTGAACAACTACGCTCTAAACCTCGAGGCGATGGTGGACAGCGCCGTCGCATGGGGAAATCGCGCCGCTGATGTAATCAAGGGTTACGCTAACTTTGCTGTTAACGAGCATCAAGAAAACCTGGCATATAACGAGATCCTGACCAATCCCGATGTACTGAGTGATTATACGCTTAAGTTCTTTGGTCCTGAAGGTCCGTACCCTGTGTACGAAAGCGAAGATCAACTTGAGACTCGCGGTTATCCGACCCAGGCTATTGGTCAACCTCAACTTGGTCAGTTCCCAGCACCTCCCGCTGCAGCAGCTCCCCAAGCACCAGAAAATTTCTGGGGCAATTTTGGTGAGATGATGAACCGTGATCCACAAAATGCTTGGCGAATTCTTAACCAAGCACAACCTCAAACCGTTGCAAACAAATTGTTTGTAATGGAGTGATAGTTGGTCGGTAATTAAATAAATTACCGACTGCTAAAATTTGTGTTAGATAAGACATATCTATGTCTAAATCTTTCACCCGATAAAACACTTCCTGCGACACTGGAGGATAAAACAAAGTGTTCATTGATAACGATTTTCCAAAGATCTTGGGTGCGGAACTCTACCGTCCCCACCCTGCTTATATTGCCGAAATGGCTGTGGAGCCCGTGGTTGTCCACGACTTCACTCGCCAGCCTGGTCAAACTGTTCAGTTAGACCGCTATAAGTTCTGGGGTACTCCTGGTACTAAGGACAGCCGTGAGCGTATTGCCGATCAAACCATCGGTACCGCTAACAGCCGTAACATCACCAAGGAAAAAGTCCTGGTGGTGCTTAAGGAATACACTGGTCCTGCAGATCCGGGCGATCCGACCCAGCCCAGTACATTCAAGATTGCTCGTGAAACTCTGGTTACCGCCCAGCGCCTGCTGCTGGATACCGGCAACCTGAACATGTTCCACCAGTCGATTGGTAGCCTGACGCTGCTTGACGACTATCGCCGTTGGCGTGACCGCGTGTTCATCGATGAACTCGCCAAAGCTGAAGCCAATGGTGCCGCTTCTACTTCCCAAGGTGGTTACTACTTTGCTGGTGGTAAGACTAAGAATGCTTCTGGTCAAATCACCTACACCAGCAGCGAGTATGACAACGAAGTGCAGCAGTTCCAGGTTCGCACTGACCTCCTGACTGTTGTTAAGGATCTCCGCAAGCGTAACGTCCCCACCTTTGGTGATGGCCTGTATCGCTGCATCTGCGATCCTACTTTCATGATGCACCTGCGTCGTGATCCTGACTTCCGTGAGATCGCCCGTTACGCCGGTAATCCTGGCCAAGGCATGTACATGGGTAACCCCATGATGCCTAACAACGCAGGCTTCTTCATGGGTCCCCAGGCTGGTCAGGCTTACTTCCTGGCTGGTGAACCTGTGATGCCTACTGGTGTCCAGTTCGAAGGTGTGAAGTTCTTCGAATCCACCAACTTCCCGACCAAGAGTGTTAGCGCATCTTTCAATAACGGTTCCAGCTATTCCTCTCAGGAAGTGGCCCAAGGTTACTTCTTTGGTCCTCAGGCGATCGGTGTTGGCATCGGTGGCCCTAATGCCCAGGTGCTCATCAACAACAACGATGATTTCAGCCGTTTCATCATCCTGATCTGGCAACTGTACGCTGGCTTCGAGATCCTGAATAAGGACTTCGTGACTACCGCATTTAGCTTCGTCCAAGATGACGGCAGCGTCTGATAACTAACAATAAACACACAACATAGGAAAAGATAAATGACCTATTTGTCCGCTAAAAAAATCTACCCAGGTAACTGGGCAGAACCCCTGAACGGTTGGTACAAGAACATTGATACCAACGATGACGGCAGCAATAACGCTTCTAACGGCGGCCCTACTTCCGTGCTGGCTGTCCCTGGTTATCGCTACTTCCAGCAGCGTGGTTACGTTGCTGTGACTGCCACCTCTGGTGCTGGTGCAGTTGCTTCTGCTGATGTGATCGTTCCTTCCCCCTATCGGAATGACGACACCCGTACCGACATCACCGGCATGGTGATCTCTGGTAGCAGCACCCTGCCTGCTTATGTGTATCGCACCACTATCTCCGTGGCTTCCGGCTGGGGTGATGGTCGTGTTGCCTCGGGTGTGTATGCCGCTACCGGCAACGTGATCTCCTTCGGTCGTAGCAATGGTGGTAGCCCCACCGCTGCTTCCGGTGTTGGTGAGGGTGTGATCCAGGCAAACCTGACTTCTACCGTGTCTGGTTCCCAGGCTGGTGAGATCTTCTTCGCTGCCGGTTCTGCTGCTTATAGCTCTAACCCCTTCCTGACTGCTACTGGTGCTGCCGGTGTATCGGGTGCTGTGGTGAACTACGCCGCCACTGCCGCTACCACCCTGAAAGTGTTTGCGAAGGAGACTGCTAACTCGACTGCTACCTCTGGTGGTTTCTACATCTCCAGCGGTGATGCTGCAGGCGGCCGTACCGGTTACCTGGTTGTCGAGTGCTGCTACATCCAGCCTGATGTGGCTCCTGGCTACGAAGACATTGACGGCTACCTGACTGGCCGCACTGTTAGCTGAGTAAGTTAAACTAGGACCAGATGTAATTTCTGGTCCTTATGCTTTACCAGCACAAAAAAACTGGAGCGCGACTCAAAGTTGTTTCTGAGTGGGATAACGGCGATTGGTACATGGTCGAAGACCAGGACGGTCGCCTGTTTACTGCTTATCGAACTGAAATTCAGCCCGATGAACAAGCAACTAAAAAAGTCAAAACTCTACAAGTAAAGGATAAAGCAGCAAAAGAAGAGCCTCGTACTTTTCCTCCCGATACCCGCTTGAATATTAATTCAGCGACTGCCCAAATGATCGCAGATCATATCAAGGGCATTGGTTTAAAAACGGCTCGTGAGATTAAGGATCTTCAAATGTCCTTATCGGGTGAAAGGTTTAACAATCTCGACCAACTTAAGCAAATTAAGAGGGTGGACTGGGACGCTGTCTTCGCCGCTGATCTGATTCGCGTTTAACTACATCTCCATCACACCCCTGGGAAACCGGGGGTTTTTACTTTTAGAATAAAAAGAAAAGTAGAATAATGTCTGGCTTGGTTTACCTAGGAAGAATTGCTGGTCCTGGTGAGGACGTATTTCCTACTACCGGTCCACATCTTGACGTGCGAGTGACACCACAATTTGGTGCACAGAAGGGCAAGAAGATAGATCCTCAAACTGCACGAAGCTTACTCCAAAATGTGCTTGTGGGAGACAAGCGCACTCCCTTGGTGCAGCAACAGGAAGATCAGTGGAAGTGGAATTTTCCGATCACATCTCCATACGGTCAGCGCTCTGCACCAACCAAAGGTGCCTCTACTTATCACCAAGGACTAGATCTTGGTATCGGTCCAGAAAACATCGTATATAAAGGTACGGGATCTTTTACCCCAGGCAAGGGGTATGGAACACTAGCAACTACTGATGCACAAGGTAATCCTTACGAGATTCAGTTTTTACATACAAAACCGGCAGTCGCAAGCTCAGTTGAATCTTCAACGGTCACCCCTGCTACCTCAAGTGATACGTCTTCTAGAACCGAGGATATTCTCAAGGCGTTTCTCTATGGTGCACAAACAAGAGAAGAAAAAAAACCAGAAAAGACATTCCAACAAGAATTGAAAGAACAATTGATTGGAGGTTTAATTTCGCAATCGATGAATCCAATGGGGTTCTTGTCTTCCTATAGTTCTTCCGATCCTTTTCTTGGTGGCAGAGCAGCGGCAACATCTGATTACCTAGGCGGCCTTTTGGGTTGATTACTTGCTTTTATAATTAAACGATAAGGGGTAATAGAAGTGCAGCTTTCTGACTTCGATAAAAGTAGAGTCAGGTATCATCTGGGATACTTCACTGTTTCTGTACCAGCGGGTGATTATGCTCGTCTGGAAGAAGCAATGAATACGGTTCCGGATTCTTACTTCTATGACAAAATCTCTATTCAGATCGGACGTTGTGATACGGCCGAAAAGAAAACCGAGGTTGCGACATCGCCTTCTACCCGACTTGAAAGCATTGCTGGTGACGTTGATCGTACGATTCGTTCCAGTAATGCCAAGGAGGCACTTAAGGTTTGGGACGAGATT